ATCAGCTGATGGCACATTTTCCCAATCTGGGGGAGCGTCGAACAGAATTATTACTTCTAGTGAACGTTCAATTATTCGGAACTTGGCAGACGGAGGTATTGATGTCAGAAATAATTCCGATACTGCGGGAACCGTTGCTTGTGGGAGCCTCAGCGCCAGCGGCACCCTCTCCGTCACGGGCGCGACTAGCAGTGATTCTTACGTGGCTCTCAGTCGAGGAACGCCAACCGCCGTTGCGTTTGGCTATACTGGAGTCGCCAATTACGGGATTTATTTCCGGTCGGGTTTGGGTATGGAGTTCGGAGCTGGTGGGGTCCGGGTCATGAACATTCGCACAACTGGTCCCAATCTTAATAGTGGGCTTGTATTTGGATGGTCATCGACCTCTGACCCGGAAACGGCCCCGGATACGGCATTTTCCCGCAAAACAGCGACCCCCGGCGTGGTGATGCTGGGGACTGGCGCGGCAAATAGTTCGGCGGGATCGCTCGAACTCACCAACCTAACGGCATCCGGCACCCTCGCCGTCACGGGCGCGACTACCCTCGGAGCCACGACCATCCGCTCATCGGGCAGCTTTACGATTGGGGACAACGCCACGGCGTCGTTGAACGCCACGTTATCGCGGAACGGTTCTGGGGTGCTGCTCTTAAATTCCACCAACAATGCTGGGGCGACCATTTACGGGCAGTTACAGTTTAGTAATGACAACACTGTAGACATTGGGAATGTCGCCACCAATAGACCACGGAACCTTTATGTTGGAACCGGGGTTTTCGCTGCTAACCTCAGCGCCAGCGGCACCGTCCAAACTGGCGGATACCTCTTCGCAAATCTCCCGTCGCCAGCCACTCAAGGGATGCGTGCATACATCACCGATGGCGCATTAGCACCCATTTACATGGCCGACGCAGCGAGCGGCAACACAGTCGTCACGCCAGTCTTTTACAACGGCACCAACTGGATCAACGCTTAAACCACCATACCCCTGTTCACACCTACCGAATCCGTAACCGCCCTACTCTAACAATATGACAATAACTAATCCAACCCCAATTATAATACCACCAACTCCTCAACAAGAGTTTCCACATCTATGGTTATCAGACATAGTTGTTCATGCTCCAACGGCAGAGAATGGTTTTATTCACATTGAAACAAGACCTTACAATCAAGATACTAAAGCTATAGGAAGTCATGATTACCATACAGTTATTAAAACGGATAATCTTTGGGCTGCTGTAAATGAAGTTCCAGAAGTAGCAGCTGCTATGTTTGCTATCTTCCAAGCTGTTGATCCGTTGAGAGCTTGGCTCAATGGTGGAACACCTAGTGTAGTGACATCACCAGAACCTGAAGAAGAAGAAGAAGAAGAAGAAGTTATAGTAGATGCGCCAATCGAAGAATAAATAAAACTATATTTCACCATTCTTTAAGTAAATAAATACATGTCATTAAAACTACGATTAATCTCGGAAAATCCAGATCTTCTGGAAAGATTCGAAATCATTGAAGAGCAGGATAATCTAAAAAAGGGAAATTCACTCTATGTAAAGGGTCCGTTTATTGGATGTAATCAAATCAATAAAAACAAAAGACTCTATAATCTAGATGATACAAGAGCCGAAGTCAATCGTTATATTGAAGAGATGGTTATTCCGGGAAGAGCTATGGGAGAACTCAATCACCCGATGTCGGCGGAAGTTAACTTGGAAAGAGCGTGTCACTTGGTAACAGAGTTGAAAGAAGACGGAGATACATTTTATGGAAAGTCTAAAGTATTGTCAACTCCTCTCGGTCAGCTTTTGAGATCTCTGATCAATGATGGTGTTAAGGTTGGAATGTCCACCCGTGCATTGGGAAGCTTACACGAAGAATCAACACACAATGTTGTTAGAAACATGAGATTAGTTGCGGTTGATGCTGTAGCAGATCCATCTTTCCCCAGAGCATTTGTCAATGGAATCTTGGAATCCAAACAGTGGGTGGTTGCAGCAGATGGACATTACGAAGAAATTTACGAAAACTTTGAAAAAACCATATCAAAGCTTCCAAGAAAAAATATGGATGGCTATCTAAAAGAACAAATTCTTAAATTTATTAACGCGCTAAGTTAAATAAAATTATGCCATTCAAAAGCGAAAAACAACGTAAATTTTTTGGTGCCGTTAAGGGTGCCAAAAAAGGAAGTTCTAAGGTATCTGGCGCTGCTAAAAAAGTTGCGAAGGAAATGCCTGAAAAAGAGATTGATAAATTTCTAAAGAAGAAGCCTAAGAAAGCCGCTAAAAAAGCTGCTAAGAAATCGGCTAAGAAGACTCCGACAAGCAAAAAGAAAAAACCGCTCACCGAATCAAACATCTCTTTATTTATAGATTGTATTTTAGAGAAAAAATATGACGACGCGAGTAAATACTTAACAAGCATTCTTAATTCAAAACTTCAAGCAAGAATTGAAAAGGAATTGGCAACACCTTTATTTTAACACATGAAAATCAAAGATTTATTAAACAAAGATGCGGTTGAAGTATTCAGCGAGTCCTCACTGGATGCAATTCAAGAAGCCTTCGATAGCAAAGTCGATATTGCAACAGAGTCTGCATTGATTGCTCAAGATGAATTGTATGCTAAGAAATTAGACACTCTCATCAAGACAATTGACAAAGATCACACTGCAAAGATGAAAAAGATCGTTGAAGCCGTTGATCAAGATCGCGCACAGAAGTTACTAAAGGTTGTTAAGAAGTATGAAAGAACTCTCAATGAAGATGCAACTCAATACAAGCAACAATTAGTTGGCGCTGTTAGTGTATATCTTGATGAGTTCCTAGAAGAGTCTGTTTCAACTGAAGATCTAGCAACAGCTGTTAAGAACAAGTCTGCTATGAGCGTTCTTGGAAAACTTCGCAATGTTCTCTCAGTCGGTTCTGTTATGATGAATGAATCCATTCAAGAAGCAGTTCTCGATGGCAAGTCCCAGATCACTTCTCTTCAAGAAGAGAACACTGAACTTAAGAACAAGATGAAGCAACTCAGCGAAAGCTACAACAATGTTCGTGTCAACTCATTGATCGAAGAAAAGATCTCATCAATGGATGATGATAAGAAATCTTTCATCAGAAAGACCCTTAAAGACAAGTCATTCGAATTCATCAAGGAAAACTTTGATTATGTTTCCCGCCTCTTTGATAAGAAAGAAAAGGAAAAAATCAAGAATATCACAGAAGATGCTAAGAAAAAGAGTGCCAATGTTGATTTTATTCCAAAAACTGAAAAAATTCTAACTGAAAACCTAAATACAAATGAGCCAAGCGGTGGAGACATCTACCTCAGTGAACTCAGCAAGGTTTTTGGAACCAGATAATTTCCCACCAAGAACAATGAGGTCTTAATGACCTGAACTAGAAACAGAGAATACGTCACATATGAATAAACCAAACTCACAAGTTAATGAAAGCAGAACAGATGCACTCGTAAGAAAGTGGTCAAAGGTTCTTGATTACAGCAGCAATGCTGTTCCAGAAATCCGCGATGAACACACTTACAGAACAACTGCTATGCTTCTTGAGAACCAAGAGAAATGGTGTATGGAGTCTAATAATAGTTCTGGCATCTTCGGCGCTACAAACGCTGGTGGTCCGGGTACTATTCCTAATTCCGATGGTTATGCCACCGGAGATAGCAGACTACCTAAAATCCTCATTCCTATGATCAGACGCACTTTCCCAGAGTTGCTTTCCAACGAACTCGTTGGTGTTCAGCCTATGGGTGGACCAGTTGGTCTTGCTTTCGCCCTTCGTTATGCTTATCAATCAGATACCCTCAGCAATGGTGGTATTGATGGATATTCAACACAAGGCGGAACCGGAACCAGAGCTGGTACATTCGCACCACAACTCAGTGGCGCACCGGGCTTAAACGCTACCGAACTTGGTTATCAACTTCTTGACACACGTTTCACAGGTACTACAGCAGGTGCGCTTTCTGGTAACTCAGAGTGGGCATTCGCTGATCAAGACCGTGGTGTTGCCGAACTTCTACAAAACTACGAACTGACAGGTAAAATCCCTCAGATCGAGATGAAGTTTGAAAAGACCGCAGTTGAAGCTGGAACTCGTAGACTCGCTACCCGCTGGTCTGTCGAGCTTGAGCAAGACCTTAAGAACATGCAAGGTATCGATATCGATGGTGAACTTACGAATGCAATGTCGTATGAGATCCAAGCCGAAATCGACCGTGAAGTTGTCATTAGAATGATCCAGAGCGCCATGAATGGTGGTCCGGGTGCAGGTTACTCCATTTGGAGTCCTGTAAGTGCAGATGGTCGTTGGACTGCTGAGCGTAATATCACTTTCTACCAAAAACTACTAATCGAGGCAGGTCGTATGGCCGCTCGTAACCGTAGAGGCGCTGCCAATTTCATTATTGCAACTCCTCGCGTTTGCACC